GTTTAAAGAGATGCATCCTAGAATTACGATAATATTCTTATTCATGAATCCTGATAATAAGATAACTAAACGAAGTAAAACTACATATGGAATGTGGGCTACTAAGGAAGGTTTTCTTTGGCTAGATTTTAGGAAAGATTGGATTAAACAATATAAGGAAATGATAAAATGAGTGCAAAAATTTTAGTACTTGATATAGAGACCTCTCCAAATATAGGAATGCACTGGGGACTATGGCAACAAAACATAAGTATTAATCAGTTGATTGAAAGCTCGACAATCTTATGTTGGGCTGCAAAATGGGTAGGAGATAGGAAGGTTCACTTTGCTAGTATCTTAGAGTCTTCTCCTAAAGAGATGATTAAAAAGATACATAAGCTAGTAGACGAGGCAGATGCAATCATTACTTATAATGGTAAACGCTTTGATATGCCTACTCTTAATAGAGAGTTTCTATTACATAAGCTACCTCCTCCTAGTCCTTATAAGGATATTGATTTACTACAGACAGCTCGTAGTAAGTTTAGGTTTGTTAGTAACAAGCTTGATTATGTTGCAGGAGAGTTAGGAGTCGGTCAGAAAACCTCACACGAAGGCATGCCTCTGTGGAGTAATTGTATGGCTAAAGATAAGAAGTCATGGAAACTAATGAAGAAGTATAATATTAATGATGTTAAGCTAACAGAAGAGGTTTACCTCAAACTACAAGGTTGGTTAGTTACTCCCTTTAATCATAATACTCATTCACATGGTCATGTGTGTCCATCATGTGGAGGAACACATCTTCAAAAAAGAGGCTTTAGTATAGTAGGTGCAAACTCTTATCAGCGTTTTCAGTGTATTGACTGTGGTAAGTGGAGTAAGAGTAACAAGGCTTCAAAAGAACTAAAAAAAGATAGCTTTATAAAAGCAATTTAACTTGACTTTTTAATCAATATAAGGTATAATACTATTATGATAGAAGGAAAACATCCACTAGAAAGAATCTTTGAACTTGCCCTTGAACAAGCAACTAAGGGTAAGGGAGATGAAAGGCATGGTAATGGAGATGACTTTACTAAACAGCCTTGGGTAGGACTTGCCAAGGTTCATGGTAGTGGTTTCTTAACTGGACAAGCACAGAAGAAAATTATGGAAGCTGTAGCAAACAGAGAAGATTCTAATTACTTATGGTATGAAAGAGAAATATTAGGTGCTATTAATTACTTAGCAATGAATCTTATTTATGAAAAGGAGCTATAATGTTAGAGTTTATCTTATTAATAGGTTTGGCAGGAGAGCCTTTTTCAGCTACTCCTGTCTATGCAGGGTCGTTCACTTCATGTGAACAAGCCATTTCATACGCTAAAGAGTCTTATCCAAGTACCGATGGATGGGATAAGTATATGTGTATTAGGAAAGAGTTTTATGTTAAAAGCTAAGAATAATATAACATTAAAAAGAAAGGATAACAAAAATGGCAGTTAGAAATTTAACCTTTCAAGAACTTTGCGAAGAACTTCAAAAGATAGAAGAAACTGAGTTAATGGAGCTTCTTGAAATAGATTCTATAGAATTGATAGACAAATTTCAAGATAAGATTGAAGACAATTTTGATAAACTTTTAAAAGAAGTAGATAACCTTAATGAGGAGTATGAGATTTATGATGAAGACTAATTTACCAACAGTATACCAAGCAGTAATTGCTCAGAGTCGTTATGCAAGATTTATGCCTGACCAAAAAAGAAGGGAGACTTGGGAAGAAACAGTACAGCGTTTAGTATCTTACTTAGAAGAGAAAACACCAGTACTAAAAAAAGATATAGCATCAATTAAAGAAGCTGTTCTTAAACAGGATATTATGCCATCAATGAGACTTATGATGACAGCAGGAGAAGCTTGTGAAAGAGATAACATTAGTGCTTACAATTGCAGTTATTTGGCTGTTAATAATAAACGAGCTTTTTCAGAAGCTCTATATATATTAATGAATGGTACAGGTGTAGGATTTTCTTGTGAACGACAAGAGATAACACACTTACCTGAAATACCAGAAGCTCTAGATATATGTGATGATGTTATTATGGTAGAAGATAGTAAGCTAGGATGGGCTAAAGCCTTTAAGAAATTATTATCTAGTTTATGGGAAGGTGATATACCTACTTTTGACTATAGTAAAGTTAGACCTTCAGGAGCTAGACTAAAGACTTTTGGTGGTAGAGCTAGTGGTCCTGAACCTTTAAAACGACTCTTTACTTTCTGTATAGACATATTTAAGACTGCTAAAGGTCGTAAGCTTACCTCAATAGAAGTACATGATATTATGTGTATGGTTGGAGAGATTGTAGTTGTTGGTGGTGTTAGAAGGTCTGCTCTTATCTCCTTATCTAATTTAACAGATAAACGAATGAGAGATGCTAAAACAGGTGCATGGTATAATGATTTTGCATGGAGAGGATTAGCAAATAACTCTGTAGCTTATACTGAAAAACCTGATATGGAAACTTATATGGATGAATGGTTGTCTTTAGTTAAATCTAAATCAGGTGAACGAGGTATCTTTAATAGAGTAGCTGCACAAACACAAGCAGGTAAACAAGGTAGAGACTCTACATTAAACTATGGTACTAACCCATGTAGTGAAATTATTCTTCGTGATAAACAATTCTGTAACCTTTCTGAGGTTGTTGTAAGAAGTACAGATACTGAAGCTACACTAACAAAGAAAATTGTACTTGCTACAATATTAGGTACTATTCAAAGTACTTTAACAGACTTTAAGTTCTTATCACAAGAATGGAAACAAAACACATCTGAGGAAAGACTTCTTGGAGTATCATTAACAGGAATCATGGATGCTAAGATTACAAGTAAACCCGACCCTAAAATGCTAGAGAGGTTAAGAAATGTTGCCCGTAAAACTAATGAAAAGTATGCTAAAATTCTTGATGTACCTGTCTCTGCTTCTATTACTTGTGTTAAACCTAGTGGCACTGTCAGTCAACTTGTCGATTCTGCTTCAGGTATACATGCAAGGCACAATGATTTTTATATAAGAACAATTCGTATGGATAAGAAAGACCCTATCTATGACTTCTTAAAGGATAAAGGAGTACAAGTAGAAGATGAGCAATATAGACCTGAGTCTACTGCTGTGTTTAGTTTTCCTATGAGAGCTCCTAAAGGAGCAGTTACTAGAAATGATATGACAGCTATAGAACAATTAGAAAATTGGTTAGTCTATCAAAGACATTTTTGTGAGCATAAACCTTCAGTTACTATCTCTGTTAAAGATAATGAGTGGATGGAGGTAGGTGCTTGGGTATGGAAATACTTTGATGAGATAAGTGGCATATCTTTCTTACCTCACTCAGACCATAGTTATGTACAAGCTCCCTATCAAGACTGTACTAAACAAGAGTATGAAGCCCTTCTTAAAAAGACTCCTCAGACAATTGATTGGGAAACTTTTATAGAAGAAGATGATAATACTATAGGTGCACAGACATTAGCTTGTACAGGAGGTTCATGTGAAATATAAAAATGCAGTATACTATGTAGTTTTATTTTTATTACTACTTGGTTTTCTTTTTTCATTTATAGGAGCTTAATCATGAATGTAACTTTTCAGCCAATAGTAGGATGTCAGGTAGGAATTGAGTTTTATGAACAACTTGTAACTTTACCTACAGACGAAGATGTAAAAGTAGGGTATGTTTTAATTGATTTGTTCTTTCTTAGAATACAAATAGCATATTATTTAGAGGAAACAGAATGAAAATTTGTATAATTGGAAGTCGTACTTTAGATAAAGCAGAGCTAGTCTTTCCAATAATAGATAAGTTTTTAGAATCTTATAAAGGAAAGTCTATAACTTTTCTAATAGGTAATGCAAAAGGAGTTGACCCTTTATCTAAAAAGTTTGCAGAAGCTAGAGGTATAGATATTGTAGAGTTTATTCCTTATCATTTATTAGACCCAACAGCAGAGTTTAATAGTAAATACTTTTTTGTTAGGACAAAACAAATGATAAATAATGCAGATAGAGTCTTAGCTATTTGGAATATGAAGAGTAAGGGAACTGAGTATGGTATAAAATACTCTCAAAAAAAAGAAATTCCAGTTAGTGTTGTAAAAGTACCTTAACCTCAGAGGAACTTTTAAGAAGGATATGAGCCCTCACTCATGTCCTTTTTTTTAGTCTAAAAATACATCTTTATTTTGTAAACCTACAAAACCACAAGATTGAGCTTCTTTAATAGTATCAAAATCAAATGGACTAGGTTCTACATGATTCTTTGACAGAAGACTATACTCTTTTAGTAAGCAGCTTGCTGCCTTATATTGATTACAATGTTCTTCATAATAAACCATTGCTGAAGGGCAATCATTAAAATAGCCTACAAATTGAAGGTCATCATAGTTTCCTGATAAAGAGACTGTTAATATAAATATTCCCTCTGCTAACATTAGGCTGTTTGTACCTTAGTAATATACTCTCTAGACTCTTTAGGAAGGAGAGCTACCCAGTTATCAGGGTCTTTCTTAATAGCTTTTTTAACTGTTCCTGCACCACCATTGTATGCAGCTAAAGCCTTCTCTTGGTCTCCATCAAACACTTTTAACATAGCTTGGTAGTAACTCTCAGCAAAAACTTTATGTTCTGCTTCAGAGGCTTTTGTTAAATCAGCTATAGGAGTAACACCATATCCAGGTTTTTTAGCAGTCTTAGGCATGATTTGATACTTACCTAGAGCACCTTTAGGAGACTCAGTAAGCTTACCATCTGTCATATGTGTATCTGATGACTCTACTATTGCTATTTTGTCAATGATAGCTAAAGAAGATTCAGGTTCTTTTTTTTCAAAGAAAATATCTTTCCCTTCAGACTTTTGTTTTTTTGCATGGTCTACTGCTTTTTTTATAATAGTTTTAGGTATGTCTTTAGGATTAGGTTCAGTCTTTAAAACCTCTATTTCATCGTCAGTTAATCCTGGAATTAATGTAGGTACTAATGTTTCCTGACCTTCTATCTCTACACCAATAGAAAACTCAGTCATATCTTTACCATCATTACTTTTTATAACACCTAAATAGCCTGTGTCTGATTTTTTAGTACCATCTTCTCTAACCATATCGCCTTCAGGAGCTATGTCAGCTTCTAAAGGCTGGGTGCTTTTTTTGGGTCGGGTTCTCCAAGGATGTCGGCATAGAATGCACTTGCATTTTTGCCATTAGGAGAAAGCTTATTAACATTATAGTGAGCACGAGCTGCATCATTTATACTCCTTAAATTATTTTGCATAAAGGGAGTATATTTTCTATCAGCGTTTGGAATAAATAACATTCCATCATTCTCCCTAATTTGTAATTTAGCTTCAGGAAACTCTTTTTTAAAGCTATCTAAAGCATTTTTAAGTATGGGTTTATAAGAATTAACTGCAGTGTCTAATTCAGAAATAAGACTAGGGTCTGTTATAGAAGTTAGTCCTTGTGTCATTTTAGGATTAGATAAATCTTTAATAAGATTAGCTGTAGCAGGTCCTGTATCTTCTGGAGTATTTGCCATCCAAGTAGTTCTTCTTTGTAGTGTATCTGTAAATGCTTCTACAGCACCTTCTTCTGGATTTGCTTTTAGAGTCTGGTCTAGAGCAGCCATAGTAACTATAGAAGCTTCTGAAGTTACTCCTCCATTTTTTGTTTGTAGAGGTTTAAAAGCATTACTTACTGAACTGTTTGTTACAGGAGAAGCTAATGTTTCTGGCTCTACTGTCATAAATTCCATTATTTCTTTACTGTGTTTATTTTGCAAATCTGCAG